CAACTGATGTAACGTTCTTGGATGTCAACTATAACACACAAGATGATGGGATGTTGACACCTGAAGAGGAAGATGCCATAGTATAAGGTTGAGTTCAGAGGGGTCTTATCCACAGTCGTTTCATAATGCTCTTGCTTTTTGATAACGATTGTGCTATATTGGGAGTTAGGAGAAAAGCAAAAAACCTAACTCCCTTTTGCTTAAACAAAAATGCCAGAAATAAAATTCCCAAGTGGCCAATTTGTATTAGTTGAGTTTGATGACGTGGCTCATAGTTACGTTGTAGCGCATAAATTAGCAGATGGTAAGTTTACCGACACACGCCCGACTCATGGTATAACGGCACCACTAGAAGTTGTACCAAAACCATATTTGACGCCATGGGGTGCTAAGATGGGAGTTGAGGCGTTATTAGAAGAGTTAAGAAATCACCCACTAGACCCAGAACAGTTAGAGCAGTTTTTCATTGACAAGGCACTAATGGACGAAAACGCCAGAACCGAAAACGACAAACCGGTCATGTCAACTTATAAGTTCAAGAAACTATATCCTTGGTTTGGTAAGGCTAAATCAGCTTATAAAGAGAAGTCTAAGGAAGGTAAAGAGATCGGCTCATGGATTCATGGGGCTATTGAAACCTATTACAAATCAGCACGTCAGACAATTCCAGAGCTCAATGAGTTTACTACACCAGTCTGGGAGTCTTTTGTTATGTTTGACAATTTCTTTAAACCATTTCCTGATAGTGACGGCCTAGAGTTCTTGGTTTACTCACTAATGTTTGGCTATTCTGGCCAAGGTGACTACCGTGGGATGATGTCCGGCAAACACTGTATTGGTGATTGGAAGTCCACTAATAGATCGTCTGCTAATAAGGATGGCATATCCTCTGAGAACTTTTTCCAGTTAGGTGGACTCGCACAAGCTGAATTTGAGCGTACTGGTAAATGGGTGGAAGACCTGTTTATAGCTAACTTTGATAAGAAGGGAGACGAGCCGAGGGTAATTTGGGCAAGTGACTTCGGAGCCAGTCCACAGGATTGCGCCCGAGCGTATATAAGCTGTTTTATGAACTACCACACCATAAAGGAGTGGGATTACAAGTTTAGTAAGAGATAAGGAAAAATAAAATGATGATAAGTGGAGATGAAATAATAAGGGAGACTACGGAGAGCTATGAGTTTAACACTGTTGCAAGCCAACAGACACAGCTTGACAGAGCTTTTGATTTATTGCAAGATGCTGACCAATTAATGGACACGTTGTCCAAACGCTTACAGCCGGTTAGTGATGTTAGCCCCCGACCAGAAGGAGCTGATAAGACTAGAGGCCATATAGTAGACATCAACAGTCAACTAGCACATCTAAATGATGACTTACGACGAATCATAGACAACTTAGTAATATAAAAACTAGAAGGAAATAAAATGATATATACCGTTAAATCAGTCATGCCAACTGGCAAGACACACGATATGTACGGAATCGAGTTTTACGTGCAGTTTGAAGAGGATGAAAAAGCTTACCCACTATGGTTTAAGACGCCACCAGAGATTGGTTTTCAGCAAGAGGGTGAAGTAGTCGGTGGGAAGTTTAAAAAGTTCAAAAAAGAATACAACCCGCAGACCGCTGATAGCAGTAAGCCGGCTGGCAAGTCTACCTATAAGGACAACTCAGACGGCATGAGACAGGGCATGTGCATGAATAACGCGGCCAACTACGTTGCTACTCTTGAGTTCCCTAAGGCACTTACTGACACTGAATGGGCAAAACTTGTATATGGATACGCAAACGCATTATATGTGCTTGGAGACCTAAAAGTCGTTTCTGAAGCCTCTGAGAGCGTCACAGAGCCTACTAAGGATGAAGTGTTGGAAAATGTATCGCAGTTGATGGCGGGAGCCAAATGACCCCCGAGCAGATAATTGCAGAACTTGACAAGTTTCAAGTAAGATTGTTTGTTAAGCGTAATGGGATGGTAGAGCCGGCCGACCCAGTGACTCTATCTAACAACCTCTTACTTATCCGAGGTCTGCTGATCCAGCTCGTAGATGTTGTGGCAGATGCAGAGCTCGCACACAAGAAGGCCAAGGCCTCTAGGTTTGACAAATTCATAAAAGAAGGTGTAAAAAAATCTCCCGCATTTGATCTACTCAAGATGGAGCCAGATCTAATCGAGATGGAAATCGAGACAGAACGTGTTCGTAATTATATGCGCTATGTTGACGGCTTGTGTACGTCGATTCAATCAGTACTTAAAGTCCAAGCCGGAGCCGACAAAAACCAATACTAACCCTGTGCTTTCTGCACCTAAAGACATACTAGATAGGTTCAAACTCTACTATGAAAGAATCCCAGAAGACGAAAGTTTCAAACCTAAGCGATCTATTGTCAGATTCCCAAAGTGGTAGCGACATACACGATATAGCTTACCTTGCAGAGTTCGAGGAAGAGGCTATGGAGTACATCAAGAATCAGGGCAAGTACACTGGGGTTTCTACGGGTTACGAGAACGTAGATGCACTTCTAGGCTCATTCTTGCCCGGAGAGCTTCTGACTATCGGTGGGGATACCGGGCACGGCAAGTCTATTTTCGCCATGAACATAGCTCAGAACGTTTACGAGAATTTGAAGAAACCTGTACTAATGGTTAATCTGGAACTGACACGTAATCAGGCGGTACAGCGATTCTACAACCTATCAGGTGAAGACCACGATTATGCCGGTATTATGGTTCAGAGATCGTCGGCCGTCAAGTACAAAGACATAGACATCTTAATGAAGAAAGCCAAGGCTGAGGGTTGTGCGTTGGTCGTGATAGACCACCTTCACTTCTTTTCAAGAAGTTCCGATAACTCAGTCCAAGAACTTAGCCGGATAATGAAGCACTTCAAAGAATGTGCAGTACAAAACGACCTTCCAGTGATCTTGCTATCGCATGTAACCCCAACCAGAGTAATGGACTCCGAAGGGAATGTTAAAAAGGTTAACAGACCCGGACTACACAACTTTAAGGGCAGTTCGTCAATAGAGCAAGATTCAGACATGGTGGGCTTTGTATTCAGAAATGATGACTCGCCTAAAAGCATTGAGTTCTACATGAGAAAAAACCGATCACGGCCACTAAACCCAGAGTCGGTCACACTAACACAAAATGAATGGAAATTAAAGGAAGAACCATGGTCACTAAAAAACTTACCGCCATATGGCATATAATCACAAAAGGAAAAACTCTTGAAGGAAAAATGAAACTGCTTATTCTTATGCAGAACTTCTATATGGATGTAGCTCAAGACTTAGAGCAGACCGCTATTGAGGCCGGAGAACTACACACACTGAATGCACTTAGAGCATTGACAATAGAAAAGATTGAAGATGGCCGGAACTAAAGCGGGTGGAGCCAAGGCCGCAAAGACCAACAAGGCTCTCTTTGGCGATGATTGGTATAAACAAATAGGTAAAGACTCTTGGAAGAATCCTAACCGATCACGGAAAACTGGCTTTGCGGTAATGTCAAAGGAAAAACACATTGAAATCAGTAAAAAAGGTGGGCAAGTCAAAAAAGAAGACTACCATATCAAGCCTGAAAAAATCAACACAGGCGTTAGCGAATAGATATGCAAGAGAACGGGATTGTTTTATGGAGGGGGGCGCGTCTTGTATTTCATGCGGAGTCTGGAAGGACTTCAGTGAGTTGGATGGTGGTCACTTTATACCCACAACCAGTTCCGCTATTCGTTTTGACGAGAGAAATATTAACGGACAATGTTTCAAATGCAACCGTTTTCTACATGGAAATCCCAGGCACTACCTTAGAGGAATGCAAAGAAAATATGGAGAAGGGGTGGTTGCAGATCTTGAAGCCCTTGAGCACACTACAAAAAAATGGACGAGGGAGGAACTAATTGAAATTAGGAACTACTACAACGAGAAGCTCAAAGACCTCAGAATGGGCAGAGACCCGAACCCAGCCCCCGAAATGGATATGCACACAATGTTTGTCGATCTCTCTACACCCGAAAGTGTGTCACGAAATGCTAATGCGTAAACTTTAGACTTGACAAAGTGCTAGTGCTTTAGTATACTCCCCTTGTCAACAACTAACTCCCAAAGGAGAAATAAAAATGGCAAATAATGATAAATGGTACGATAAAGTTATAAACTTTGTCTCACTCTGGGGTGCTCGCGTGTCCCTAGCGGTTCTAGCAGTAGCAGGAATGCTTCACCTTTTAGGTGGTGTAGATCCTATGATTGTATATCCCGTAACGTTTGTTTCTGTAGCACTTTTGCTCAAAGAAACACTGTAAATATACAGGAAATATGGTATAATGAGTAGGTTAAAAAGGACAACGAGGTCTATCCGTAGACCGACTTTGAAAAAAACAAACCCCAAAGCCCTCAAAAAGCTAGCACTCGCTTTCGCTATCGTGGCCTCGGCGTTGGTAATTTACACAAGTTACCTGTACCCGAACACCTTAGAAGCTAGGCAGAAGGCTGAATTAGAAAGCACTCGAACCGAACTAATAGAATCACAAAAAACGCTACAAGAGACCGAGACTAAAAATCAGCAAGAAGACGCTAAGCAACAGAAACAATTACAAGAAATTCAACTAAAGCTCAAGGAGACCGAAAAGGCTCTACAGGCTAAAAGAGAGTCTCAGGCTGTATATGCAGAGGCTCAGGCTCCCCCAGAAACACCGCAGGGCACACATACACCACCAAGTGGTGATTGGGTGGCGAACTGTCACGCTTGGGCTAGTCAAGTTGGTATTGCACTAGATTCGTGGGCGATCGAATTGATTGATAGAGAGTCTAACTGTGACCCTAACATTTGGAACACAGCTGGATCTGGTGCGTGTGGCATAGCACAGGCTCTTCCGTGCTCAAAGCTACCCAACGGCATCAACACCCCCCCACAAGACCAGGTTAGGTGGATGCACGGCTATGTAATGGGTAGGTACGGATCCTGGCAAGCCGCAGTGGAGTTTCATAATGCCAATAACTGGTACTAGTTATCCACAGATATAGAGAAAGCACTTGCATTTTCATTGAGCTTGTGCTAACATCAGTACAAGGTTAAAACAGCAAGCGATTGCTAAACAAAAAACCTTCCTCAACAAATAAAAATCTAGCAACGAGCATTGTTCGCTAGTGGAGAAAAAAATGGCAGATCTAACAAAAGCACAAAGTGATCATCTCGACAAGATTCACACACGTTTCACGGCACTAAGCACAGAGAAATATATTAAAGGCCAAAAAGAACACGGTGGAGACCTATGGCGCAAAATTGGCTTGATTGACATGGCCATAGATGAAGCTATCGACCAAGTAGTCTACCTTATCACATTAAAGGGTCAAATAGAAGCCTCCGGCGTAAAGCTTGGGGAGATCGAAGATGAAGCTTAGTAAGCCAGAGAACGACTCATATGCAGCAATCATCACCACAATTAGCGAACTTCACCCCTTCGAGGGATCAGATAACATTGTTGGAACAAATCTGTTCGGATTCCAAGCTATCGTTAGTAAAGACACTGCACCGGGGACGCGGGGAATTTTCTTTCCTGCTGAGACCCAACTCTCAGAAGAATACTGCTACGAAAACAACCTCCACGAACACGGAAATCTTAATAAAGATGAAGGGGTCAAGGGTTATCTCGGTGATAATAGACGAGTACGGGCACTTAGACTTAGAGGCAATAGATCAGATTGCTTATTCATGCCCCTCTCCAGCCTCTCCTACATTAAGGGACTCGATGTCAATGCCCTGCAGGATGGTGAGACTTTCGACGCCATCGGCGACCACCCAATCTGCAATAAATATGTAATAAAACGACCAAATTCGGAGGTCAGAGTTGAAAAAAACAAAGACAAATTCATCAGAGTCGATAAGAAGTTCCTACCAGAGAACTACGACCAAGACCAGTGGTATAAGTATAATGAAGTGGTTCCCGACGAGGCTACGGTTATTATTACTCAAAAGTTACATGGTACTTCCATCAGAGTCGGCAATACAATTGTTCGCCGCAAGCTTAGTTTACTTGAATCCATTCTAGGGAAACTGGGCGTCAAGGTAAAGACAGACGAGTTTGACTACGTGTTTGGTTCACGGAGAGTCATTAAAGATCCTAACAATCCCAACCAAGACCATTTTTATAGTGAAGACATTTGGACAGGCGAGGGCAAAAAACTTGAGGGTAAAATACCCGAGAACTTCCTTGTCTATGGAGAACTTATCGGTTGGACTCCAACTGGTACACCTATTCAACGCAACTACACTTACCAAGTCCCACGTCAAACTTGCGATTTATACGTATATCGTGTCGCGTTTGTAAACGGACAAGGCAAGGTGGTTGACTTAGCGTGGGATCAAGTAGTTGAGTTCTGTAAAGACGCTGGCCTCAAGAGTGTCCCGGAGCTATGGCGAGGCAAGAAAAAAGACCTCGAGATGAATACTTGGTTTGTAGACAAAAGATTCCGAGACGATGGGTACCCACAGGCAGTCCCACTAGACCCAGAAAGTCCAGTAGACGAAGGTGTGTGTGTCCGGCTCGATGGAATGGCACCATATATACTAAAATCAAAAGGTCCACAATTCTATGAGCACGAAACAAAAATGCTTGACGAAGAGGCGGAAGACCTAGAAACAGAAGGTAGTGAAAATGTTTGATGAAGACGATGCCCAAGGGTATTTAAATGATTTCGTCTTGGGCTGGGCTAGTGAAAACGGCGTCAAGACAGAAGAAGACCTTAAAAACTTAACATCAGAGTTCCCAGATTTTGTAAGAAACGCTCTGGAAATAGCCGGTGCATTGCCAGATCCACTAGATGTGGAGATTGAGTAGTGGCTGCTATTGTGTCAATTCTAGTCGCCGGGGTGCTGTTTACAGGTTTTTTAGCAGTAGCAGTATTCCCTGCTTGGCTACTAATGCTCTTAATGGGAGTGTTGGCTAGTGTCACGGGTTGGCCTGTAGCTATTGGGTTTATACCATGTTTCATAATAGTACTAATTATGGCGATACTCGCCTAGAGGAGATGACAGTGAGTTATCTAGATCAGTTAAAGCAGGAAACTAACACGGCCTATACAGCTAATGGAGCTAAGTCAAACAAGTCTACTCTAAACCCAGTACTTGACTTTTTCTCAAAAGCTGGTGCAATGCGGGCAGACAGGCAGGGTGCAGTTGAGCTGTTCGCCAGAGCCTATGCGGCAGATCCATTAATGGCAATGAAAGCCTTGTTCTACTTACGAGATGTTCGTGGTGGTCAAGGTGAACGCAGAATCTTTAAGGATTGCATGCACTGGCTGTCTCAGGTTGACATAGATTTAGTCAATCATCTTAACCCTCTAATACCTGAGTACGGCCGTTGGGACGATGTGGTTGTTACGCGGGAGTGTGTGGTTATGTTGCTCAAGCAGTTTAGGGACGACGAGATGGCCGCTTTAATCGGTGAGCCGGTTTCTCTCTTGGCTAAATGGCTTCCATCTGAGAACGCTTCGAGCCAAGAAACTAAACAAGCCGCACAGTTCTTCATGAAGGCTTTTGGTATGCGTCCAGTAGAATATCGAAAACGCGTTGTAGCACTACGTAAACACATAAAGTTGCTAGAACAGCAAATGTCTGCTAAGCAATGGTCAGAGATTGACTATGAAAAGATCCCGTCTCAGGCTCACAGGAAGCACGTAGCGGCTTTTAATCGAAATGATGAGGATAGGTACACAAAATACCTAGAAGCCGTCACAGCGGGCGAGAAGAAAATCAACGTAAGCACTCTGTACACATACGAAGTATTTGATACTATCCAGCACAATGAACAGGCCGCCAACGCAATGTGGTCAAACCTTCCCGACTACACAAACGGAGAAAACGCTATAGTCCTAGCAGATGTTTCTCGCTCTATGAGTGGCCGACCAATGAGTATAAGCGTCTCGCTGGCATTATACTTTGCAGAACGCAACACCGGACCATTCAAGAACTGTTTCATGACCTTTACAGACCAACCAGAGGTTGTCGAGGTATTGGGTGACACGCTGTCCCAGAAGTTGAGCTTCATTGAAAGCAGTAGATGGGGATACAACACTGATCTAGGTGCCGCACTTCAGGCTATCCTAAACGCCGCAGTGCTGTCAGAGTGTTCACAAGAAGAACTCCCTAAGGTTTTGTACATAATCAGCGACATGCAGTTTGATTCAGCCACAAACCACCCAAATGAAACTAACTTTCAAGCGGCAAAAAGATCATTTAGAGAAGCTGGGTACGAAATGCCCCATATCGTGTTCTGGAACTGTCACGCAACAGGAGATGATTCTCCGGCCACTATGTTTGACAACAACGTTACATTGATCTCTGGAAGCTCACAAAGTACTTTCCAGTACGCCGTAGCTGGCAAAACACCACTTGAGTCCATGAATGATATTCTGAACTCAGAGCGGTACGCACCGATAACCCTAGTACCTGTGGATAACTCAGAGCAAATGCCATTCTAGGGTTGACTTTTAACAAATAATTTGGTAGTATTTAGACATACACAAAGACGGTAACAGCAACTTACAACTGACAACTTTGCATAGTAAACAAACCCGTCTTGGAAACTTAGACTCACACAGCAATTAAAAAACAATACGCTTTGGACGTCGTGGCCGTGGGTTCGAGTCCCACTCCCTTACCGCAAGGATCGGGGTAGCTCAGTTGGTTAGAGCACGTAGTAAAAAATGAGTCTAGTGAAACAAACATACTGCCAGCTACACCAGGCTGGCTTTTCTTTTAGAAAGATCAATATGGAAGTATTAACAAAAGTAGTAGTAGGTAGCCGTCTCCATGGTCTTGACCGACCAGACTCAGACTGGGATTACCGCGGGGTACACATTAGTCCTCTCAAAGAGGTATTAAGCCCCTTCCACAAACTAAAGAACACCTCATGGATTGAGGGTGATGAGGATAACACTAGCTATGAACTCGCAGACTTCTGCAAAAACGCGACTAAGGGTAATGCTACGATCTTGGAAGTATTCTTCAGTAACCAGATTATTGAAACTTCTCCCATCGCGGATGAGATACGGGAAAATTGGCAGAAGTTTATGGACACACATCACTTTATCAACGCTTCAAGAGGATATGCTCACAACCAATGGAACAAGTTCTACAACTTCGAGGATAAAGGAGTTAATGGCCAAGAACGCACTGCCAAATTCGCAGTTGCCTTTTTGCGGGTTATGTGGCAATGCGAACAATTCCTACTGGATGGGGAATTCAAGTGCAGTCTATTGGATTCAGATTTGTACCCCTTGCTTCGTAAAATTAAGCCCCTCTCCGTCGTGGAAATCAAAGAACATCTTCCTGAAATTGTAACCGCTATGGGTGATATGGATCGCAGAGTATCAGTCGCAGAAAGTAAAAGTAAGTTTGTAGATATGAAGCCGGACATCGAATGGATAGAAGACTTTATTTATAGGAGCTATACACAATGATAGGCCGCGGGAAGATGTATGTAGTAGTTAATAAAGACTTAAAAATGTCAAGTGGTAAAGTTGCCGCACAAGTAGCTCATGTGTCTGCAAGGCTTGATATGGGCTATCCCAAAATAGTAGTGGTGTTACAGGCTACAACAGAACAGCTACACAACTTGTTTGACTATATTGAATACACCCCATATTGTCGTGAACTATACATAGATGAAGGGGTCAACGAAGTGGCCCCTATGTCTGCAACAGCTTTAGCGTTTGGTATGGTTGACGAATACGACTGCCCTGATTTTATAAAAGGTTTTGAATTATATAGAGAGGATGAAGATGACTCAAAGAGTTCTATATTTAAAAGGTTTACCAGCAAGCGGTAAGACCACCCGAGCCAAAGAGCTTGTGGATAAAGGCTGGAAGCGGGTTAACAAAGATGACCTTCGTGCTATGCTTGATGGTGGTAAGTGGAGTAAAGCCAGTGAAAAAGTTATACTTGATATTAGGGATAGCATTATTCTTAATTGTCTACGGTCTGGCCATGATGTTGTTGTAGATGACACTAATCTACACCCTAAACACATTCCCCATATTGAGGATCTAGTTCAAGAATACGTGCAGGAATCCGGAAACTTTGTTGTCACAGATGAAGAGTTTATTGACACTCCACTTAAAGAGTGTATTAAAAGAGACCTACAGCGACCTAACCCAGTTGGTGAGAAAGTCATCAAGGGGATGTTTAATTCGTTTTTAAAAGAAGAGCCGCCTACGATTGAATACAATGAGAACCTACCTAACTGTATAATTGTAGACATAGACGGCACCTTAGCCCATATGAACGGTAGGAGCCCTTACGACTACTCAAAAGTTCTCACGGACTCAGTAGACCCTCTAGTCAGAGAAATGGTTGCCAAATTCCGTGACGATTCGTACTTCGATTCGCCTCAAACCTACGTCATAATCGTATCAGGACGACCCGATACTTGTATGGATGACACCAAGATTTGGCTCAGTACGCACCAGATCAAATATGACGAGCTACACATGCGAGATCATACAAGAGTTGACGAAAACGGAAATCATGTTAAAGATACAGTAATTAAAAAAGAGATCTACGACAAGTGGATCAAAGATAGATACAATGTTAGGTTTGTGCTAGATGACCGCAATTCAGTAGTTGAGATGTGGAGATCACTAGGACTTAAGGTACTTCAAGTGGCCGAAGGAGATTTCTAATGGTGCATGTAGCCGACTTCGTACCACTCCACGAAATGCCAACTGAGTGGGAAGAACAAAGACAAATAGAAGCCGAGAATACCGGCGCAGATAACAAAAAGGAAGGATAAACCAATGGAAGGTTTCCCAGAAAGATACGATGTTTTACCGCATCCAATAAAAAGATTAAAGAGGATCGCTAGTAAGCTGGGGTCGGTGTCGGGAAGGCCACAAGCAACAGTCTTGTATTTATCAGACCATATACCAGATGAACCGGCAAGTGGAGTGTTTACTCCTGAACACGCAACGCCAGAAGAGATCAGACACACGTCTGACGTATTCGAAGATTTAGAGTATAGAATACACCAAGCAGTAGGGAAGGGCCTTATAAGCTACGAGGAACTGTCTGAGCTCACTATAGACTACATTAAATCAAAAGAAGCCCGCGCCAGTATGGCACTTCACCCAAGTCTATTCCATCCAGATGGACCGGAGGCTGTATGAGTACATTCCCAAGGGTAACAAAACACCCAATTACAGGTAAGTACGAAAAAGCTATGTGGATAGATGACTATTTTGGTCAGCATATTTACGGGGTACAGTTTCAGTCGGACGATAAAGTATGGCCAACTGAACTAGTTGACAATAATGAACCCAAGAACTTTTGGGTGGAGGACGTTAAGGTTGCTTTTCTAGACTATCTAAAAAACACTGGCTGTAAAGCCTTCCATGATCCAGAAGTTGAACTCACTAAGTTTCTAAACTTCATTCAGTATGCCTACAAGGAACGTTGGGCTGACGACCCAATAGGCGGTAGGGGTGCGACATTAGACGATTGTGAAGACAGCCACGACTTTATATTCGGTGAAAATTAACAGCGACTATGCGAAATATCTTACAGACTTCATTTCTTCCCCGTGTTTACATATTGGGGCGAAAGGAGGTATGTATGCGAAAGAAGTGGACGCCACGACAACGACAAAAGTTTCTAAGCCGTATGCAAGCCAAGCATATTAGAAAGTATGCTTGACATAGTAGCGGAAGTCGCGTAGTATTGTTAGTTCAGGGGTTGGAGGTTATTTAGTGTGGTTATGGGAGTTATGGGAGTTTCTCCCTCGGACGCTACGGCGTCTTCTACACTTGAGGAAGGTGCCTTCAAAAACTACTGGTCGCTCGGCCAGTTAACCTGAGACATAGAATAGGGGGTAATGCGAGAGCCCCCTATTTTTATTTCTTATTTAAACTAAAGTTTTTATTCTATAAGAGTTTCTGCAGCATTTATAATAAAACGTGTGAGCGATTGAAGTACGTGGTTGTGAGGATAAATTCGCCAATCTATGTCTTCTGTGTGGTCGAGTATTTGGATGCCCTCCTCTACGGCCAGTGTGGCGACCTCTGGGTATGCCTCTGAATCGGCGTGTATGAAGGCGTAGGTTTCGCCCATGTCAATAAACATCCCGTTGGCCATGTCGTTAGTGTAAGTAAGAATGACCGCGTTTGAGGCGTTGACTTCGATACTACCGTGTTCTGTATTTAGCTTCATGATTTTTAATAAAAGAGTGCCACCCCCGGAGAGATGGCACGTTTTTGTTTTAGACTTCACTTTTGTTTTTATCGTCTCTTTTCGGTCCGCTAGGAGAAGTTACCGAGAGACAAGGTGGAGTTTGACCCATAGGGTCTCAATTGGGGGCACATTTGAGTTTGAGGAAGGTGCGATCTAGCTCTTTCATATTAACACGCTTGAGCTTAAAAATCAATCAGTTATACACAGGATTCTTAAATAATGTATTCTAGATCTGATTTGATAGTTTTACGATCCTGGCACCAACCACGGCACTCGCTACACTTATAACGCTGTCTACGGCCACCAGAGCGCGTAGGAGGCGTTAAACCACGTTTTATGAGTGTACCCTTAGCTAAGCATCTAGGACACGCTCCTGGGTCTCCATATGAGCTCATGGCGGGCATTTTGATCCATGGTCGTAGCTTTATAAATACCTTCTCTAGTAGTATAACATCCTGCTTATTGTATCGGCACATTTTCTTCCAGGCTTTCATGTCACCCTCTATACAGCTCTTCCACAGGAATTTACCACCAGTATCTAGTTTCCGGCCGACGCCCAAGTACTCCCCAAGATCATCTAATTTGTTACTTGTAAAAGCAAACAATCTGCGAGCCTCTTTGAGTGTATCAATTTGGTGCAGGTCGGGGTGCGGGTCAAGATCGTGTATAATCATACGAGCCCTAGCTTTGCGTTGGTCGAATTTATTCCCGTTGTGAGCTATGACAATATCAGCCTCGTTAAACAGCTTCCATAATGCTGTTACTAGTAAGAAGTCATCACGAGGATCTTTACTGTAGCCGGGGAAGTCTGGGAGTGAGAGAACATGAGTTTTCTTATCACCTAACCACTTATAAGAGAACGACAGCATATGCCAATCTTGGTTGACCCATAACAGGTCGGTGTCGTACGGTCTCCAGGCCGGTCCCTCTAAGTAACTTGTTTCAATATCATAAACTAGAACTCTGGGTTCTGACATGGGAGTTTTCTCTTTTCATTTCAAGCATTTTTGTTGTAATTAATCCCTTACAGGGTATCACACTTGTGCTTAAAAGTCAATCGTGGGTTTACGCTTCGTTGGGGATAAAGTACACCAGTACTGATGTAACAATCAAAGTTATAGTTGTAACAACTTCAGGTGTTGGGATAACACCGACAGCTCCTAGACCTGTTAGGACTATTGCTACGATAAGTGGTACCAATGCTTTGCGGATTTGTGCAAACATATATGTTCTCCTATTTTACGTTAGTGTTGCCAGACCAAACATAGTTGCCTTTGTTTGACTTATGCCATTTATTATTGCCGCTCACAGAGTCGCCTTTGACAAGGCCAACACTGGTGAACTTGTCGCCCTTAACTAGGGACTTGCTGCCAGACAGTGGTGCAGATAGTTTAGGTTTGCTACGTACATTTGCTCCACTAGCAGAAGTTACAGTGACAGTTTTTGGGTACTCTGGTTTTGGGGCAAGAGCTGCGATTCTAGCGTTCATCCAAGGATCCGGGTCAACTCGGACTCCCTTGACTTTGATTACAAGGTGTAAGTGGACGCCATTAGCCTGTCCTGTATTACCCATAATTCCAATAAGAGTACCTTCTTTGTAGGTCTTGTTGATTTGAACCCCGACATCTTTGAAATGACTGAATTCGTAAACTACGTCGCCTACTTGTAGATCAACGTATTTACCGCGGGTTGGGTGATTGAGTCCGACACCTATAACTTTACCCGTCTCTGGGGCTAAGACGTTTCTTCTAGGTATTAGATTGTACTTTGAGATGTGCCAGCTGTAGTCGGTGGCTAGGTATCCGTGACATGCTGAGTTGCACGTGATCCAGTTGTATGTTGGTTTTATCATATTATTCCTTTTCTCTTACTACTTGATGTTCTACTGTTTGTTCGGTAACTTGTTGATTAAGTTTTAAACCATCTATGGCTTTTAAAATGGCGTCTTTGTTTTGGATTGAGATTTCCGCGAGGTGGCCGTTTCTCTGTTCGGCCTCTTTGGCCTGACGCTCGGTAGCTTCAGCCACTCTGTCAAAGGTCTCTATTAGTTTCTGGCGTTCTTTTCTGTCCTCCGAAGTTGTGTTGCTAGCGTTACTAAGAATGAACTTAATTATGGCGTAAAAACCTGCGAGCATACCTGCGAGTACGGTTAATATGGGCATAAACTCCGTTAGGGTTAGGGCTGCTAATATTATTGACACCTCTATAGTCCTTCTGGTATAGCTTTTATCTGGTGGAGACTGCCGTTGTATGTGAGCAATGTTCCGACCGACTGAGAATTAGTAACACCGTAGATAGTTGTTGCTGCTGCATAAGTCTTGTTAGTTTTACAGTTTGAGGTCGCGCCAGCCACAAACGTTGGAAGGTTTGCCGCCGTTTGTACAACATTTACAGATTCTTCGTAACCAGGCGTTAGCGATGTAGTGGCCTCAGAAAGCGCGGTTGCCCCCGCAACTCCAGTACCTCCGGCACGGGTAAACGAACCCGTGATTTGGCCATTCAGCCTCCACGATCCGACTGGGACTGTCAGCATTATTGAACCAGAGTTAGCCCAAGCAGTCGTACCAAGGCTAGATGAATTATCGGCCGATAGAGATACAATCGCCCACCTTGACTCTTCCTTAGGGAACCCGAAAGGCACATCCTGGGTTGAATATTCAAGTGTAGTAACTCCACCAGAAGTAGGGATTGTACAACCCTCTGGGACTTGGACTGTGACTGTAGTACCAGCGACCTTCATCACCAACCCATAGTCTATGGTACTAGAGATTGTGCCGTCAGCCTGTTCGCCAAAGGGTGAGTCGGCATCTGTGGCTACCGCTGAGCCGCTAGGCGTCAAATCATTAGCGTTGCCGGTATTTAAGTCCGTTACGGAGTTGTTGAAAGAATGTGCCGATATAAGGCTAGACTCGTTACCGATTAAGCCCTGAGTCATGTATGAGCGGATAGTAGAAGCCGACAGGATTGATGAGAACACTGCTGCTTGAGCAATCTTACCGTCCATTGGCCCAGTACCAGCAGATTGATACGCACCTACAACATAGTCTGTAGAGGGCTGTACAATTGCCGTGATAGTTCCGACAGTAGCAGTTTCAAATGGTACAGAAACACCATTTATGTACATGGTGTGGGTGTTGGCCGAGTTATCCATGGTTGCTGCAACGTGCACCCACTTGCCAAGCGGGATAGACTGGTATGAAATAATGTTGCGGTTATTAGATGCGATTCTCATTGATGAGGCACTTAATCTACCCTCTGCTTGTATCTCAAACGAGAAGCCAGCGGTAGTACCGTTGCGTCTTGCTAAGATACCGCGAGTAGCACCGTAACTCTCCAGCTTAACCCAAGCCATCATAGTGAAGTCGTCTGTAAACGTCATCCCGGCCGGTGAAGCCTTTGAGAAGTACTGCGAACTAGAGGTTTCTAGGTCAGTACACTTAGTCGGGGCTGCTACTGTACGAGTAGTTTTAAGTCGCATACCAGGAGATAGTGTCGCTGAAACATCTGAATCCATAACAATATCGTAAGAGCGGTTTCCGTTATTAGTAACCGTAGAAACATCTACTCCTACTGGAGTCCAGCCCTGTGGAGTGGTTGTGAATAAAGCTTTTAGGGTTTCGTAATAGGCCGCGACAGAGGCCATAATGACTGTAGCACCTGTGGCGTGAGCAACTGCAGTGGTGTCGTCTTGACCGCGACCATCCCCGACTGAAGGACAAACAACCTTGATAGAGGTCTTTGAGTTATAGTATATAATCTCGCGATTAGAAGTACTGTCCGGTTCAATGACCAAAAAGCCCTCTGTTCCGTTTGGAACTACGTCAAGCGGTATGTCTGTTGAGCTGGCTGTAATATCGCCTGTTAGAGTAGCTTGAAAGAAGTTTTGATAACTTAAGTTTGTTGTGGGAGTTGCGACCATTTTTTGTTTTTATCCTTGCACTCTTGTGCGTTTTATTCTATTATACTATATTTTGCTGTAAAAATCTAGTGTGAAGTTAGAGATTGATTGATATTTTCTTGCTTGATTTCTTAGGTTTAGCCACGCTGACAGAGCCCTTAGCCGATCGCCTTTTAGATGAGAACTTAGGCATAGACTTGCCAGAACTGCCAGTCGATTCACCTGGAAGAAGAGCTGATAGATACGCTCGCTTAGTAGTGTCGCCGTCCCCAGAGCCCCCAGAACCGCCACCCGAGCCACCTTTACCGCTTGGTACACCATATCCGAACTCGTTGCGGAACTTCTTAGAGAACTTAAGTGATCCCGACAGTCCTGAATTAAATAGTTCGTTGTCGAGCTGTATGGCCGCATTTAGATCATCCTTAGACACAGAGCCAGCCTTGAGTAGAGCTCGTAGGTCTGAACTTGAGCCCTCAGTAAACACTTCGCGCTGAGGCGATGAGTAGTTCAGCTTGTAAACGTACTTCTGGAACTCTTTGGCTTTATTCTGTTTATCAATGGCACTGTAGTCTGGGTGAGTGTTGAGGTCTTTTTCGTACTCTGCATATGCTTTAGAGAGCTCGTTAGAAGGTTTGAACTCAGGCAAGCCGGCGACACGTTCCTTATTAAGTAGCTCAGTGATAGTCTTGGCTGTTTCGTCTGGAGCTTCAGCAAGCCATTTCTTCTGAGCTGATTCACTCTTAGAGTTGTAGGTGCGGTAGAACTGCTTGCCTAGTTCTGATGTGACACCTTCAGGGATTTCTACGCCGTCAACGTTATCAATATCCTGGTGGTACTGTTGGATCTGATCATAGCGTTCCTGTGTGATTTTACCGTCATCAACATAACCCTTTAATTGATCTTGGGTAAGTTTAAGTAGAGCCTGGTCTTCACTTGACAAAGTGCGTCGATACTGGTCTGATAGTGCTGACTTCCTTTTGTCGTCCATCAAGGCTTGCTTTTCAAGGTCGGTAGCGTCTTTAGGGAACTTGATCTTTATAGGTCGACCCTTGTCGTCGAGAACAGGTTGATCCCCGTCCATCACCATATCGTCAGTTATCTTGCCGGTGTATTTGCCGTCTTTGCCAACGTCCTGAGCAGGTTGAGCACCGTATGTTTGAACACCCACGCCGAAGAATGATGGCACGTTTTTGGCCACTGATTCTGCGATATTGCCAGTATCTTTAAATGTCTCGTAGACACCTTGGATGCCCAGTGGAGTCGCAAGACCCTTGACAAATGTGTTTTCAAATGGGTTAAGATTGCCCATGTTCTCTATCGCTTCAATTCCTCTGTATCCGCCACCGGCTAGTGCATTAGCCAGCCCAAGTAATGGGTTGAGTTTGTTCTCGGCGTATTGTTGTATGATTTCTTTTCTACTACCGAAGAAGCTTTGGTCTAGATCCTCGACTTCACCAGTCTCAGAGTCAACTTTTTCACCAATCATAAAGCGGTACATAGCCACAAAGTCTTGCTGTAGTCCACCTAATATGTCATAGCGGGTATTGCCTAGCTTGATCTTACCGAAGTCTGCAGATCGTGGGTCCATCCCAACTTCTGCGCCAGCGGCAGCGGCTATTGACATCAAAACTCCTGCAGTACCAATGAAACTAGCTTGAGTTTCCATAGCCAGTTTAGCGGCTTTAGGGTTTGCCTTATAGAGATCGTAGTAATATTTAGGGTTAAGTCGTTCTACTGTACCGGCCCACTTTCGAGGTGCCCAGAATAGTGTTTGAGGTAGGTCGCCACTTCGTGCAATGAGCCCGCCCTTTTTACCGCCAGATCCAGTAAATGTGTTAATGTATCGTCCGAAGCCTTCTGCGGCATCTTTATCATAAGTCTTAGTGAACTGATCAATACCACCAGATTGTTCAATAATCTTGTTAGCTAGGTCGAAGCGTAGTTTTGTCAGACCACCACTGTAGGCACGATCTGAGAGGTCAACTCCCTTGCCGACACCTGGAATGGCACTAGCGTAGTCAGCATTAGCAAATGCGTCGTCGGCTACATCTCCACCGGCTGCAGGTAGTCTTACGCCCATTAGATCAGTTACGGTCTCATAGGAGTCATCGCCTTCAATCTTCTTCATTTCATCCTGGAAGTACTTGGAATTCCCGGCGTATTTTACTGATTCAATGTTAGCGTTTGTCCACTCTTTTATGTGTCGAGCACCAACTGGAGCACCCTGTCTACCACCGAATGAAAGGTCGAATGAAGCCAACAGAGCCCTTGGAGTTCCTGCCACCTGTGCGATTACATCTTTCCAGCCTTTAGGTGACTCGTCGATAGCAGTCTTGACAGTATCGGCTAGGTCATCTCCAAAGTACTTACGGATATAGTTAATATCAGATGTAGTAGGCTTAGACTCATTGGCACCCCAGATTTTGCGTATAGCATTTTGAGTATTTAGCTTCTCAAAAGGACGTAAATCAGATTTTTCAATGTCATCGAGAATAGCGGTTTGGGTTTTTTCACTCGCTTGTATAGGTTCAAAACCAGACACAGCTTGCTTGCCCTTGAGCGATCCTAGCTTGGCTCGGAACCCGGCTTCACCACCACCTGCAGACTCATAGGAGCCAGTTCCTTTAGCTATTTTCTGAGCTTTTTCTTTTGTCCGGACTTTGGATACCTTATCGTATTCGCCCTCAGCATTGTTCAAACTGTCAAGAATCTCTTGTACGGCTTGTCTGGTAGGCTCGTCAGCATCTTCTGCTACTATTTCATCTGCTTTTTGTGCAGCAACGCTCTCAGACGCGTTTTCAGGCGATTGTGGAGCACTTTGGCCCAGTTCTGTATTAGGTGCAGTATCGGGCTCTATAGCCCCTTCTGGAGCCTCTACGGCTGTCCCAGACTGTTCTGCCATTTCGTCGACTTGGGAGACTGGAGTTGTTGCTTCATCGACTGAGTTGGCTACCTTTTCTACCAGTGGTACGTCTTCAATACCAAGAGACTGTAAAGCTTCAAGTCGGTGTCTGCCATCGTCTACCATAAATTCGCCATTTGGTCCACGTCCTACTATAATAGGCTCAATTGGTCGGCCGTTTGAGATGTCGTCTATATACTTAGCAACTTGATCCATGTCTGGGGCTTCTGTCGGGTCAGTGTTTGGGCCTAACACTAGGTCGTTTAGTTTGCCCTCGAATATGTCGCCCTTAATGAGTCCTACATCAACCAATCCTTGGTCAACTTTAGATTTAACACCTGAGGCTGTAGTGAACTCACCCTTGACAGACTTAGGCAATTCTGCTTTAGTAGATTTTCCAATAACCGTATTAATCTCATCTGCTAGTTCGTCTGTAATGCCTGGGGCTAGTTCTTTTATGGCTTTTCTTGCTTTGATAAGTTCTTGACCACCACCAATAACTGCACCTGGTATAGTGTTTATAGCTACATCGGCTGCAGTGATTTGTTCGCCCTTAGATGCGGGTTGTCCTAGCCCAGTGATCGCGTCAGCGGTGACATCTGCCACTACGTCAGGACGAGTTAGAAATCCTAGTTTATTAACACCGGGGATCTTAGAAGCTATCTTGCCAGCTCTTGATATAACACTAGCTACTTTAGGTGCACTCGTAACCGCTTTTATGCCACCCTTAATGGCTCCACCGCCAGCAAAAATAGTTCCCACGTCACCGCCGGCTTGCGACAATTTGTAGGCAATATCATTTTCACCTACCATTTTTTGTCGTTCGTCAACCTGCTTAGCAAACTCATCAAGACCCTTAGAGAATCTATTAGTACCCTTGCCTGGTGACACAAGATCAAAGATACCACTAACACTCTGAGCCGTTCCGGTGCCAGATCGTAAGAAGCCAAGACCAAGGTCGGCCAAAGCCCCCTTAGCACCCCTATTAGAGGCATTGTAGTTAACCCCTGGGTTGGGAGCGGCAGGGCGTTGTTGTTGAGCACTAGGCTTAATAACCTTGTCGTTTACGTATAGATCACGTTGTTGGACGTTCTTAACAGACAGTGGCTTGCCTTGGGAGGCTGCCACTCGTAAGCTAGGATTAGTATTGTTTAATACTTGTAACCGACGTCTTGGGTCCATTAGTTTCCTCTAGACTACTGGTTGTTGTTTGTTTAGATCGCCCTGGAAAGATGTTAGAAGTTTCTGGGCGTCTTCTGGAGCTAAACCAGCACTAGCGATAAGCTGTTGGCCGATTTTGGCTTTTTGAGCAGGGTCAGCGTTACCGGCCACAATCTGGCTAAGTGTAGTCTGAAGTTTAACGGCTCGTGCATTTGAAGGAGCAATCTTCTGAACAGTTGCCCTGTTGTCTGCGGCTGTGTTGTAGTCAGCACCACCTGCACCAAGTTCTGAAATTCTACTTTCAAGTGTGTTGCGGATCTGAGTAAGCTCATTTGGATCGGTACTTTCTGCAAGACGAGATATGACCGAATCAATGCCCTTCTTCTGTGAGTCGAATCCAGCTTTTTGTTGGTTGACCCAAGTAGCAATGGAGTTGATGTTTTCCTCAAGTTCAGTACCTAGATCTCGGACTTGTCGTTCACCAGCCTTGGTGACTGTATCAACGTTGTTGCCTCGGTATGAGCTGTCAAAGCTTCCTGAAGCGGCGTGTGCGGCACCCAGTGCTTGGTTTTCGCCTTCTACTTGTTGTCCAACATCTGCAGATTCAGTATTGAATCTCTTATTGAGGTTGCCCGTTTGTTCTTGACCGGCCTTAGTTACAAGACCGTATCGACTGTTAAATATGTCTTTAATTGAGTTAGCGATTGTAGTGATCTCACCACGTAGTTGTCCGGCTCGTGCTGCGTCTAATGCAGCCTGTGCATCTACGCCAGAACCAGCATCGTCTTGAGCTACTTCTGCACCAACACCGAGAGCTGCACCACCACTTGGTGTCATGCTCACGTTATTAGGGTTTGTAGTTACTTGTAGGGGAGTCTTGTTGCCCTGGATGCTTTTTTTGTTGCCCTGGACAGCCACAGTGTTTCCCTGTACCGGTGTTCCGCTTCCCTGCATCCTACCAGAGGCACCGGGGAAAGTAGCAACCTTGTTTGTGCCTTGCTTGAGAAACCAGGATGGGGCCTTGTATTCGTTCGCCATTATTTATTTTCCTTAGTAGTTTTTATTTTAGTTCTTTTCATATATTGTATCACAATTTTACCAAAAAGTCTACAGGTAGATCTTTCTTGAAGAATCGAAGACATAGTGGGATTTTGGATAGTACGCATATATCATGCCTAGCAGCACGAAGTTCTCATTTACTCTGTTGTTATAAATCTTGAATTTAATAGTTCGGGAATCTAGGTTCAACCCAATAGATTGAGGGTTATCGACAAACGTAGATACAGCCTCTCCTGAAGGATCCTCGCCATCAGTTCCCAGCATAACAGTACCGAGCATGTTGAGCCCGATACCTCTCGTAGCACCCGAACCAATAGTGGTTGTTCCTACTTCTACACCATCATCTGAATATATTGTCAACGTTACTTGACCACTTATCCTGCGGAACATAAGTCGAATATCTACCCAAAACTTAGTGATGTCCGGGTTCTCAAGAGCTTGTGCCTTAGATACCACGTAAGCTTCAATAGGTGCCCCGTCATCAGAATACGTGCCGTTAATTCGTTTGTATACCTGAGTTCCATTGTCGTCTAGGAAGTACAGGTCCTCGTTATTAGTAGAGTCGATAAACTTAACCATGGCTTGTGCGTTAAAGTTTGTCCAAACTGAATAGGCCTGGAACCTTCGGTCGTACGTCAGAGTCTTTGTGATGGCCGAGGTGCTGCCCGAAGGGTGGGCTAGAATATATTTGTTATCAAAGTAGATGCCGTTGGCTCGCGAGTAGTACTGTTTAGCAATTGAGTCTATAGTAGATTGAACTCGTATAGATAACACTTGAGTACGTATAGCGGTGAAGAACTGCGGCTCGTTACCAAGAACACGGTGCCCCTCTCTTGACAAGAATGAAATATCATTTTCTACGTTAACAACGCTTCTGTGGGAAACACAACCTGTAGCGTAAGTAACTGGAGTGATCGTAGGGTTGCCAGAACTGTCGAAAGTAACCTGGTATATAGCACGTTCTTTGAACACAATTAGAGCGTCCTGGAAGACTCCGAGTGCTGTAATCTTGTCGCCATCGTTCTTACGAATGTCAACAACGTTAGCTTCTGTTAAAGCCGGAGTTCCAGCATAGACAGTAGCACCGGGAACGTTTGTGACGCCGTTTTCAGCGTCTAGGGTGTTGTCTGGCTGCGGTTGAGTGCCGCCAGTTGTCACAGTGAAGTCTGAAGCATTGGTGAGGTTTGAAATATAGATGCGTGAAGGTTGACCGCTGACGCCAGCACAGATGTGTTTATTCTGGTAGTAGACAGAAAACTTAGCTTCTGGCATGGTCCCGGGTCTAGCGGTTACTGAACCATCAAAGGTAGCACCACCATCAGTACCATTCCATATATACAGTTTGAGTCTTGCTTGAGTGAATGAGATGTCTTGGCCTGTTGAGAACGATACCCCTGACGCGGTTGCCCAGTTACCTGTTGTGCGGTACTTGAGGGCGGTACCGTCAATAGTGACCATATAGTTGGTAGAGGCTGTAGAGTACACTCCTAAACCTTTAGCTGCAGTTAGGGCGTTACCGGCCGTAACATAGCCAGCTCGTTTGCGTATTACACCACCTTCGTCATACTCCATGTTCTGGAGATCAGAGAATTCTTTGTTATCAATAAGTGAAGGCGACACTAAATTATTAAGACCCTTCGAAGGGTTCATGACTACCAACCGTTGAGGTGGTTTTACCTTTTTCGAAGGTATGTCTTCGTTATCTCTTTTACTCACCTAGAATTCTCCAGTTGAACTTCTGGTCTGGCCTTGAGCCGATCGACGTCGCTTTCGTGGTGCAGGTACTTGGTGGGTAGCGATGTTGTTTGACAAAGCCTTGCTGAAAATCTTTTCGTCTTGTGAAATGTCGGCGTCTGGGTTCTGACCAAGCTTGACATCGCGTCGGGCACCCAAGGCGACTGTTCGCTTCCACGGGTATGGGGTAGTAACGGTACCGGCGTTGTCCAGGATAGGAGCTCTCTTCTGGTAGCGGAAAGGAACGTCAACAGCTAGTGTGTCTTTGGTGTGTAGAATATAACGCTCATCGTCTGAGTCTGTTGTAGTTATCCACATAGCTTTATCGCCGTCAGTTACCTGATTTGAATCGTCTTCATAAATAGGGTCAAGTCTTACTTCGTCAACGCCAAACTTAGCGAATGACGGATGATTGTCGTCGTAGTTTGTAGGAAGAGTAGCTATGCCATTTGATATAGTAAGTGTAGCGTTAGCACGAGCAAAACGCCACGGGTGTGAGGCGTAGATTTCGTCTAGAGTAGACTGAATAAAATCTGCACGGGGAGCGGATGTCGTAGCGTTGACAGATCGTTCTCCAAGCAGATATGCGAGAGTTGTTAGTAATTGAGTTTGGTTTAAAGCCATTAGTAGTTCCTAGCTATGCGATATTCGGGGAAGGCGTCGTAGAGTTGCTTTCCAATTAGTGCTTCTAATCCCTTATTCTTGCCACTCATCTCGATCCTTAGTTCTGGGTCAAGCTTCATCATGCTAGTAAGAACAGGGCCATACAACTTCATTGTGTTTCGCATAGTTCCTGACTTAGATGAGGCAAACTTGTTTTCGGTCTTTTGTCTAAGTTCTTTACAGGCTTGAGCAAACTCGGCTTCGTCTTCTACCAACCAGGGCTTGAGTTCAAGAGTTAGCTTCTTGATAAGACGCCACTTTTCTGGGCGGTCTGCTTTCTCGATTCTCTCTATTGCTTTTAAGTGTTTCTCTTTTTGTTCGGGCGTTAAGTCCATATTTAGTTCTCCCCCCTGAGCTCCGAAGAGCTCAGTCCGGGGAATTCTACTAACGGATCAGAAGAATACAGAGCCTTGAGCGTTTGCAAGCTGGTTGCGTGACTCAACAGTTACTTCTTGGATAATTTGCTTAGCCGTAAAGTCGCCTGTTTCAGCAAGGTCTTTAGTGAATGGTCGGCGGTACCAAGCAGAACCCCAAGTATCTTCGACTAGTGAAAGTACGTCGAAACCAGGTGTTGCAGTTGTACCGTAGTCACCTGAACGTGTAACGTGTCGGTGAGGGAACAGCTTGACCATCTTAGCTGCGTCTGACTGATACACATCAACTGCGTTAATCAGACGGCGATCCTTAAGATCGACATTTTTTGTAGCTCCAGCTGTGAAAGCTGAGATACGACGCTTACCCTTCATTGAAGAGTAGACGGCATCAGAACTAGCACCTTGGTTCCACTGAGCTTCGAACATATCGTTTAGGATAGTTTCAGTTAGTGAAACACCAGAGTAGTTTGATGTGTTAGTTGTAATCCAGCTCTTAACACCACGCATACGTCGTGCAGATGCGGCTGTGTTTGAAGCTACACCAGAAGCGATAGTACCGCGGATGAACGCAAGTTCTGTATCGTTCTTAAGGGCTTTCATTTTCTTAACTAACTCACGGCTCATTCTTTTGCCTGAAACCCTCTTGAGGTTATCAGCGTTTTCTGAACCAGTGACCTTAGCAGTTTTACTAAGGATTTGGGTGACGTTTTGCGGACGAGTTGGGTCGTTTGATACGTCTGCTGGTGCTTCTGCACCTTCGCCTTGAGCGTTGTCGCCAACAGCTTCAAGTGTATCAATTGTCCATTCGTGTAACGTGTTATTTGCAGGACCCTGCATGATTCCGTTAAGCAACTGGTTGTCAGTTGGCTCAAGCATGTTCATAGCGTCAAGCAATGATTCACGTCGTGCAACGTCGGGATAGGTATATACATAACCACCTACGGCCATAATTTAATTCCTTTGATTAAGTGTTTGTTTTGATTTAGAGTCTCTAGACTTTGCCATCTTCTTGCCATTGATCCATCAGTTCCTCGAAGGCACTGTCGTCGTTGGCTTTTAGGCGTTTGTCAAGATTATCGGCTTTACTTGTATCAGGTTTTACCTGGGTAGCACCGGTCTCAACTGCAGCATTTTTCTGGATAGTAATGGATGCTTTAGTGCTATTAACACCTGCGGCCTTACTTTCGGCAGCGACTTTATCAATCTCTGCTCGGACACCGTTAGCGGCGTCAACCATATCCTGGGGATCATTTGATGATAGAAGTGTGTTCCTAAGCATCTTCTGTAATCCTTCGTTATCCTTTACTTCTGGCAATACTCTTTCCACCTCGGCGAACGCAACTTCGAGAACCTGATCGTTGTATTGATTAAGTTTGCTCTTATATTCTGTTCTGGCTTCGAGATAGTCAGCATACGCCTCAAGGTCTACTTTACCGTCTGCGTCTGGCTCTGGAGGAAGAATTTCTTTATCCTCTGGTGCGGTTGGCAGATTGGCGGTCCAGTCTACTGCGTCTGTTTTTGTTTCTTGTGAAGGTTCTTCTGCCGGAGCTTCGGTTGTTTGAACTTCTGGCTCATCCGTAGCTGGAACTGGTAGTCGGGAAAAGTCCTGAGTGTCTAGTCCGTCTGCGTTGTCACCTGTGGGTTCATCGTCTACTGCTTCGTCTTTTGTTTGTTTTGGGGGATGTGTGTTTTGTGGGCCGGTTGCTCCTGTAGCTGCAGGGTCGCTTGCGGCTTTGTCGCTTTGTCCGCGACTGGTGTAAAGTTCGTGATTAGTTTTTGCAACTTCTTCGAATACACCATCTGGAACGTTTTCGTTCCCTTGTTCATTGGGTTCCATTTTGTCTCCATGTAAGCTATAAAAGCCTTACGTAATGTTTTTATTTTTCGCCGGTAGGATATAAAACCCGACACCACATTTGTAATTCGCGCAACCGTGATATACGGCGTCCCCGATTGTGTCATCGAGATCAGCAACGAGATTTTCGTGCTTGCACTTAGTGTCGTTAATAGGACGTTGTTCATCCATCTTAACGATCTGCGGTCGCATTAGAATGTTGTCTACGATCGCTTCATTTAGATCATTAGTGGTATTATAACTCATTTCCTCTGACATGTCAACAACTTTATTCTTCTACTTCTAGTTTTTCAATAAGCTTAGCTTTGCGTTGCGGGCTTGCGGCCACCTGCATCATCTTTAAAATTCGTTTATATGCCAATAGGTCAGATAGTGCTATGTTGTAGCCGACTTGATCTTTGCGGTACTTCTCGGAGGTAATTTCTCGGGTGATTCGAGTAATCTCGGCAGTAGCTAGTTTAACCCATAGCTTGCCTGAGGCCGTGTCGAAAAAGCCTTCTGCGGCTACTGCTTCCCGTAATTGCTCCTCATATATCTCTGTTTCTCTATTCGGTTGGTTGAGAGCTTCCTGCTCCCGCTGGTGATTGTCCATCAAATTCTCCTGGTATTACTGGGTTCTCTGCCTGGGCTTGTCTAAGGCCAGCTTCGGCGGCTTGTGTCACCATATCGGTATCGTGCATAGCTGAAGGCTGTAGTCCATACATTTCTTCAATCTGTGACTTGACATCAGATGGCGCATCTTTGTAACTAAAGTTTAAGTATTCTTTTGTGTTGTCTGGCTCTTCCTCTTGAGGTATTTCTACGGTAGAGTCTAGAAGGTATCGGTTGAAGTCCTTCTTAGAATACAGTTCGGCAGAATCCTCAAGCATCTCGTGGAAGTTGAGTCTAGGTATATCGCTCATGTCTTTGAAGATCATAGCTTGGTCCATGGCGGCTTTTTGGAAGGATATAACTTCCTGCGTGAACTGAGAGTTCATATCCCGCTTTTCAGCCTTAGATAGCGGAGTCATAGAGTCATCGTCAATGTCAAGCTTGATTTCACCTTGGTAATCACTCGGGACTACTAGGTCTGGGACTTCTTTACCGCCAGTGACTCTACGGATCTCGCTAGGTTCGTCTGCAAACTGAGCTAGGTTTGATACCCAGATTTGACCGACTACACGCATAGACTGCTTGAAGTTGTCTCGGAAGAATCCAATCTTTGTCGTAGCGGCTTCAGTGATTGTTCTAACACCGTATGCGGTACCCTGTGTTTTATCTGTCTTAGAATCTGGTACGCCGGATGCGTAGTTTGAGAAGGTTGCGTTTTCAACACCCTTTTCTAGAACTTGTAGAACTACAGAAAGCTGTTGCGGGTTTGGTTCTGGGAACTTGAACTGAGTAGGTTTCTCGCCTGTATAGGTGATTTCTCCGCCCGGTTCAATTATGAAATCGTTGGTCAGCGATCCGTCTTCGTACATCAACATAGACTCAATAGATAAGTTCCAGTTGTCTAGGTAGTGATTGAACAGATCGTTGGTTGCACTTTGCATAGTGCGGTTATTTTCAAACAGTGATTCACCAAATGGTGAGAATGATCTGCGACGACAGTAGAAGGGGACGAGAGGATAGAAGTCGTGCCAATATGGCTTAGATCTAGTTCGGATTTCAACCCAAGGGGTTTCTTCGGCATCACCACTTTGTCCTTCGGCGTAAGTAGTAAGATAAATACCGTCCTCACAACGTTCGTAACATTCATAGTACGTTACAAGCTCAACGCTTTCATCTACGATGACCTGCTCATTCACAATCCTATTTCGGGAAATGTTGTAAAGGTCTTTGTCGTCCGAGCGGAACTTAGTGTCGACCTTATCGAGGTTCTTATATATACCACTTTTGTTCATGTCTACAAGTGTTGATTCGCCACGGATGATCAGGTACGGAATCTTGAAGAAGCTGGCTCCAGCGGCAGGAAATACGTTATAGAAGTTAACGCCTTCGAAACCGTTATGGCCTGTGAGGGTTTTCTTAACTACCACGTTCTCGTTGTCCATCAGCCCTTGGTCGTCAAATTGGCGAGCATAGCTCTTCTTCTCTTCAAATACCCAAGGTGCGTAAGCGTAGCCTGTTCCTGCTACAACTGCATCTACTAAAGGATCAAAGACTCGGAGTTTCATTGGCTCTTCGTCTCCACCTACGTAGTCGGCGTGTAGTTTAGCCTCAATCCTGCGTTGGCGTTCTTCGACACCTTCAGCTAGTTTAAAGTTCAGTGTCTCGTCATCTATCTCTAGTTCGTTCTGGATGCTAACATTAAACAGGGGAACGACGTCTGACATTCTGGCAATAAGATCCCAAGCTTTGCCGGCTAATACTGGTACATATACTTTCGACTTCCAAGGACTAATCTTAGTGGTATTCTGTACGGCATACATAATGTCATAGTATTTTTGAGCGTTTTCAAACATCGGTGCCAATGCTTGCTTACGATTCTCAAATCGCTGTTGCCAAACGGCAGCTGACTTCTTATCTGTTTTTGTCATCAATTTTCCTTGTTTTTGTTTTCCGAGAAATGGGTGTTGTATTCGTTACTCACATTATACCAAAAAAGTCAACTCTTGACAAGTCTAGTTATATCTGACGTTAATCAGTTCGTTGTGAACTGCAAGCTCTTGAATACGCTCTTCACCTATTTCTTTATAGATGCTTGTTGCTTTTCTTACATTGCCATATTTGTTTGGGCGTTCGTAATCTTCTTTAGCGGTTGTATACAAACGGACGTGGCACTTATTAGCCTCGTCATCGGCTCCATAGTAAGGAGACTCAAAATCTGGGGTAGACACTAACACCGAGCCTCCAGGTGCTAAGACTTTATCAATTAAACTAAGTACAAGTTGTACGTCTTCTACGTGCTCTATGATCTCAAAGAACGTCACAACATCAAACACTAGTCCTCGTTCGGCAAACTCACGGAGTCTATCTTCAATTCTTCCTTGGTAGAACTGAGCTTCCAGCCCATGCTTTTCAGCTCGTCTGGTTGCAAGGTCAATACCGTCTTTGGTGAGGTCAACTCCCACCACGGGAATCTTGAGCTGGTCGCACACGGAAAGGGCGAAGGAGCCGTCCAGGCATCCAAGATCCAATAGGTTCTTAGGCGCAAGTTCCTCAACTTGGTCAAAGGCCCAGCCAAAACGCGGGATGACTTCATCGACTGTAAGACAGTTTTCTTCTGGGATTGGTTCAAAGTGGTGGTGTTCGTAGAACTTTTCATAATCGTTAATTTCATCAAATTGCGTTTCAACGTAATGTCCTATCATTTTATTTTAGCCTCGATCACTGCGTCCCACTGCTTGGCGACATCAGCCCAGTCAACGTTAGGTATGGGTGTCCCGGTCTTCTTCTCTTTTAAAGCTTCAACTACAGCCTTGATGAACTTCTCTTGCTGGTACTCATCGGTGTATATCACTTTAGTTTTTATCTTTGTACCACATCGTACAGTTTCGTCAAGGGCACCTACGTTTGTAGTAACTGGATAGCAGCCAGCCTCTTGAGCTTTGAGAGCGGTGATGCAGTGAATCTCGGTGAACTCAGTCGGGTAAGCCCATACCTGAATTTCTTTCATGGCTTTTGCTAGCTTAGTGTGCGATACCCGGCCATATACAGTAACGCCTTGGTCTGCCAGTTCAGCGAACATACGCTCCATTCGGTCATAGAAATCGTCTTCACCCTGAAGGCCAACCCACGACTCCCAACCATAATATACAGACAGTGTCGCGTCGGGCACTGCCTGACGGATAGCGGGCCACATTTTGAGCAAACACTCAAGCCCTCTGTAGTAAGCACTGAAATATCCAACACTATTCTCCTTTTTAGTCATCGTCCTTCTCCAAATCTTCTTTCTCTTTTTTGTTTGTAATCAATACCCCGGTAGTCAGGACTGAGCCGGCAACCGATACAGCGTTTGTGATAGCTTGTTTAATTACCATAGTAGGGTCTATGATCCCATGTTCTTTTAGGTCAACCAAACTACCGTCTCCGAGTACATCAAAGCCCTTGCCGAAGTCCTGTAGCTCGTCTAGCTTTTGACCAGATCTTAGACCTGCGTTCTTCATTAGAACCTTGAACGGACTCAATAGAGCTTCTTTTAATAGCCTGTGGCCGTCTGAGAGCTCCTCTAAGCGTCTTGAGATCTCAACATAGGTAGTAGCACCTCCTGGCACTATTCCGTCCTTTAGAGCGGCTTCTGTTGCCGCAACCGCATCGTCTACCAAGTACTTGCGTTCTTCAGCTTCCATTTCAGTGTTTCCACCAACATGGATTTGCCCGACCTTAGCGCGAAGCTGGCCGATACGTTTTTCAATCTTACTCTTATCAAACTGGCCTTTAGTAGCTTCTAGCTTGGACTCGAGGTTCTTAATGTACTCGTCTACATTAGATCCACCAGTTATAACAGTTTCGCCGTGGGTTATGATGATCTCCTCACAGGTGCCTAAGTCTGCTATTGACAAATCAGATATATTCTTAGGTAGTGAGTTTCCTACGGCTTCAGTGCCGGTGATAGCAGCTAAGTCTTTCATCAACTCTACCCTGTTCTCTCCAAAGCCAGGTGCCTTTACGCCAATAACCTGGAAGTCCTGTTGCATACTCCTTAGAGCTTTTTCTAGCATGTCTGCTTTGAAGTCGTCACAGACTATTACTAGACAATCTTTTCCGTCTTCGTAAAGAGCAGGGGCTAGTTCTGCAATATCTTTAGCTGTTATGGTTTGGTGGGCAACCAAGACGACGGGATTCTTGATAGTAGTACTTTGTGTGCGAGCGTCGGTAATCTGCATTGGATTGATAAACCCTCGATCCATTGTGTAACCTTCTACAATCTCGTATTCGATTACTGGCTTGGTCCCGATCTCAACAACAACCATTCCATCTTTGCCAAGTACGTGGTACATGTGCCCAACTTCTCGGCCGATGTCTGCGTTCTCACTAGATATAGTTGCAACCTCTTGAGTCTCTTTTTCGGTAGTAACTGGTAGTGTTAGATCCTTTAATTCTTCCAAAGCGGCTTCAGAAGCAACGTCAAGTTCCCTACGGAGAACCATAGGGTTCATGCCCTTCTTGATGAGTTCGATGCCTTTGTCCATTAAGTGATAGGCCAGAATCGTACTCGTGGTGGTACCGTCCCCGACGTTATCATTTGTTTTGCTCGAGCTGGCTTTAATCATTTCAATACCAACCTGAGCACCCAAACTAGCACCTTCTACGTTTTCGATAGACTTAGCTACAGTTACGCCATCGTGTGTAACAATAGGTTCGCCGAAGGCCTGGATAACGCCATTTTGACCTTTTGGCCCGAGGGTTGTTGACACGGCTTCATATAGGAGACGTGCACCCTCAAGTAGTTGTTCTTTGGCTTCTTCGCCTGTAATTATTTGTTTTTTCATTGACCCAGCTCCGTCCAGTTATTCATTTGTGTATTCCAGTAGAAAACTACGCCGGCTTCATCTAGGCCGTAGAGTTCTGTGTCTGTGGCTGTTATCTGTACTATCATACAAACTGCTCCTTTGCGATGCCATTACCAATCACCTCGCGGTCTACGTCTTCGGGGAGTAGGTCGCTGTGGTATTGACTTTTTACTAAATATGTTACGTCAGGATAGTTTTTAACAATGTCTTTAGGGAGTACGTCGTGGACATCTACGAGCTTGACTTTGGCGTCAATTCTTTCGATGTACTGCGGAGCTCTCCACGATACGAAGATGTTAAACTTATCTCTAGTGTCTATCTTTTTCCAGTGTCTCCAGAACACGGCCTGATCTGTACCCTCGTCAGTCACCCCGTCGGCTTCGGCATAAACAGTAACGTTATAGCCCAGCTTTGAGAGTTCCTTAGACAGGTAGACTACCGCCTCTTCAGAACCGCCCATTCCCTTATCAAGGGTGTGAGGACCCCATTCTTCATAGCCTTGGCCACAGAATATTACGATAGAATCTTCGCTCCACTCTTTTGGTTCATTGACAGAAAAGCGTAAAGGTTGTATGCGTGTGTCGTACTTAATGTCATCTGTTAACGCATTCCAAAGTGCTCCGTCGCTCTTGAAGAACTTTCTCATCTTAGGGAGAACTGAGATAAATACTTCGGCGTCAGCCTCGTCAAGAAAATCTTTGTAGATGCTTTGAACTTCTGGCATATCTCTGATCTTACGTAGTTCGGCTAGAGCTTCGGTGTAGCGATGTAGCATGAATAGTGATCTAGCAGCAATCAGCGTAGCTCTGGCTCGTGAGCTCGGGTCCCAGACGGATAAGGTCTCTGGGTCTGGCTTAGTTTCTGAAACTCTAACCCATTCAAGTGCCTCTTCGAAGTGGTCTTGGTCTGCCTCGTACTGAGCGAGTAGCCAATACCCCATTGGATATTGCGGTTTGAGAGTTGTACACTTTGTTGCGTACTCCAAGGCTTCGTCATACTTACCGAGATGATAGGCGCACTCGCTGAGAAGACCGAGAGTTCTGTATATGTCTTCGATAGATCCACCCACTTCAAGATAGTCACTCATGAGACCAGCGGCAGTTCTGTAGTCTTTTTTTGTAAAGTATGACATGCCTAAGTAGTGCAGGTAGCGGGGATCCTTAGTCTCAGCGTATGCGACCTCTAAGATCTTATGGTTTCGTTCGTAGGAGTTTTTCGCGTCATCAATAGTAGCGTTGTGTTTAACCTCTAGTTCAATCTTATGGGTCATAGTTGGCTCATCAGTGATACAAGTTTCGTGCACCCATCCACGCCATGAGTAACCTTTATTAAGCTTGACAAGTCGCTCTCTCCAGTGTCTAGTGATACAGTTGCCCTGTTCGTCTTGCATGTAGTTGTATGGCATGAAAATAGCATCTATATCATTTTCTTCGGCTATGTCAACAAGCTCAGGAATAGTCGAAAAGTCGAATGAGTCGTCAGCATCCAACCAAAACATGTAGTCGGTTGTGCACATTTCAAGTGATGCGTTCCTTGCTTCGTCGAACTTATCGTTCCATTTACGGTACTTAAAGTTAAACGGAGCATGGTTGAAGTTATCCCTCAACTTATCAAAAGTCTCGGCATCTGATACTACAACATTGATTTCGTCAAAATAGTTCTCAGCTTGTGCGAGTAGTGTTGTTACTTCAGCCAATTCATCCTTGACAATCATTGATAGTGCTACCGTCATAGTTCACTCTCCAGAATTGTTACTTTTCCATAGTCGCTGTGGATAATAGCTGGACCGCCTGGTATGGTAGACACCATAATTTCACAAGGGTTAACGCTGCAACCTTCTACGTATAGTACTTCTAGTAAAGCATTGACAGCGTTAGTTATAGATGGTGTAACCCAATCTCGATCATCGCTCAGGTCTACTAGTAAATGGTCTTCGTTTTCTTCGTCTGGCATTTCTATTCCTCTCTGTTTTTACGTGCTTCGTTGATGAAGCGATTAACTGTCTTAAGTGATCTGTGGTACTTCTTTAGGTCTCCTACAGCTTTGCCAAATCTCCACTCCTGTTCTAATTGTGGAATCACGTCGCTGTATATAAAGACGCACACTTCTCGTTTGTAATCGTTTGGATCTTGTACAGAACCAACTAACTTATGTCCGCTGAATTGTAGGTATGCAGCAAACGGAGTGTCAGAGGTCTTATACGGTTCAAGATCAGTTGAGGGCACGGCCGGTGTCTGGGTCATATTCTCGTTTCCTTTTCTTACGCTCTGTTGGGGTGGCCTTATCAAGTGCTAGGTACCTAACCCAATCCATTGCGTGGTTATTTTTATCTTCTGGTACATTAGTTACATTTTCAGATGAATCCCTGAGGAAAGAGTAAACTTGAAACTCCCTCTGAGTATTCTTGGTAGTTGATTGTCGTAGGAACATTTTAGGCTTGCCTGTGTCTTGTCGGATAGCGAGCAGGGCTTTTACTTCCCTAATACCGTTGGCGATAGAGTCAGCCCCCTTCTTAGCGGCAGTAATACGGAATCGGCGTTTGCGTAGGGACTCAATTTCAAACCTAGCGGCACCGTCACCCAGAACTCGGGTGTATAGGTTGTCGCCCATCTTATCTTTTAAAACATATATAAGTTGATCGAGGTGTAGATCCTTTTGGTAGATCTCATCAAACACCCACCAAGTACCCTCATAGTCGATCATAACAAACCCGGCGGCAGTAGGATCGGTCATACCAAAGTCGATAGAACAGTTGTATGTTCCCCTAAACGGCATACGTTCATCGAATTCTTTATCAGGCAATACATGGACGTCACTGTCAAACTCGTTATAAACCAACTGGGTGGGGTTAACAAATTCAGCAAGCCACTCCTGGTTGAATTGATCTAGCTTGCCTTCGCGCTCATACTCTGCCCGGGTCTCTTCGAACTCGTGCTTAGGGAAATAGGTGTTGTCCATAGCAGTAGCATGTGAGTAGAAATATCTCTCTGGATCATTTTTAGCTCGTTGCATGAGTTCGTAGAAGTCGTTGATGACTCCGTTCGGTGTAGAAATAAATACAGCCCAGCCGTTCTTATCGGCTAGGGATGCTCGAATAATAGTGTCATAGAGGTATTGGCCGTCCGGGATAAAGGCGAACTCATCCATGACAGCACCCATGATACCTGTACCACGAAGTGAGTCAGGGTTATCAGCACCCTTAAGTTCGATGCGTGTTGGAGGAAGTTCAGGGTCATGGTTGACAAGGATCTTGCCTGAAGTAGTCTCAATCTCCATACCAGATAGATGGTCGAAAGTGACGGCGAGCTCTTGCTCGTTAAACGTCATAAAGTCACCCTTATAGGTTTTACAGATGTCTCTCCAGTAAATAGACTTGGCTTGCTTATATGTCGGAGCTATGATGTAGTATGTGCCTTGTCGGAGCATACCTTCAAGCACAACTTTTTCCCATACAGCAACAGACTTACCAGAACGTCGGCCCCAGTTCAGGACTTTGTAGCGGTGATTGTCTGCGAGAAATTCAGCTTGTTTTTCGTGCGGGTTAGGCAAAAGCAAGGCCAAAAGACACCTCCTTTTTCAACTTCCGGTACTTTGCAGCCCTTATGTTATTGCAAGGCTTACACTGTCGTGTTCCATTATCAATGCGTACATTTTCAGTAGATAATTCGTGGCCTCTTTTGCAATGTGTCTTTCGAGCGTTGACACCTGAAACGGAATTACCCCTCAAATTGTTTTCTCTAGGCGTAACAGGTTCTAGGTGGTCTGGGTTGATGCAGTTCGTGATTCGACAGAGATGATCTAGATACAACCCTTTAGGTATGGGTCCGACGAATACTTCGTATGATAACTGATGTGCCCCCCAGTTTTTACCCTCTGCGAAGATCTTGCCATAGCCATTAGTGTGCTTATCAACGATCCAGTGATCGTTAACTTTTATATAGCTTTTCCGTATTCTAGTAATAAGTTTTTCGTTTTGGAAGAGAGACATTTTTCATATTCATTTTTGTTTTGATTCTTTAGATAAAGTATAGCACAGATCTATCAAAAAGTCAATATGGTTCAGGTGCTAGGGTTCGAACCTAGATTGCTGGGATCAAAACCCAGAGTCCTACCGTTAGACGACTCCTGATTGTGGCTGGATCGGTGAGGGTCGAACTCACAACCTATTGGTTAACAACCAAGTGCTCTACCATTGAGCTACAATCCATGGTCGGAGCAGCAGGGAGTTGAACCCTATCCTTCGGTATCACAAACCGACGTGCAAACCAGTTACACTACTGTCCTATATTGGAGATCCTGGCGGGATTTGAACCCGTGACCTCTCCCGTGACAGGGGAGTGCTCTAACCTGGCTGAGCTACAGAATCATTTGGTGTATCGGGAGAGATTTGAACTCTCAATCCCAAAGGGCACTAGTTTCTAAAACTAGCATGTATACCGTTCCATCACCGATACTGGTCAAGGTAGCAAGATTTGAACTTGCGATCTCGTGTTCCCAAAACACGCGGATTACCACTTTCCTATACCCTGTGGCTAGAGATGAAAGATTCGAACTTTCGCTAACGGTTTTGGAGACCGTCGTGCTGCCGCTGACACTAATCTCTAATATTAAAAAAGGCCCTTGTGGGGCCCTGGCTAATCGTTTGTAAACAAACAGCTAGATACTGACCCCATAGGTGTCTAGATCGAAATACGGCTGGTGTTGATTGAGATTAGTCATAATTTACGAAGCCTAGTTTACTTTCGTTTGAGCGGTATTAATGCGAGGAGAGAAAGAAATCTAGGAAAGAAATCGTATGTACATATTAGCACACATTGTTAAAAATGTCAAGACAAAGAGAAAGGCTCAACCGAGAACGAGCAACAGTTGAGCCGAGGAGAAAAGCCACGAAGGTCCGAAGACCATCACGACTCCCTTATTATACCATAAGTAGTTCTGAAAGTAAACCGAGATTAGCTCCAGAAACTACCTTCTCTCCCACCAAAATCATTGGCACCATACTGAAGCCAGTCCGCTCTTGGACCTCGCTCATCAGTTCTGGGTTATCGTCCAACGACTTTTCCTGATAGGCAACATTTTTCATATTAAGCCAACGCTTTACGAGCTGGCAGGGTGGACATGTTTTTCGACTGTAGATTATAACGTTCATGTTAACCTTTCTTTAGATACTACACCCCCCTATCCGTGGAAGGAGTGGGGAGAAGGGGATCTGCCCACAGTTCCTACGGTCTTAAGCCTATGATCTATCGTAGACACTTCGGGTTATAGGGAGGCTACCGGTCGGGTCTGGGACTTTCTTCGTAGCTCTTTGGACAGATGGGGTGTGCGAGATCTGTGTCCGTGGTCCGCTATTCCTAGTTTCTACTCTCGGCTGATCGACTTATCTCCCCTCGGGGAGCTTCCACATTGGTCGGGGTCAAGGCTCGGACTTGTTGCCCCTTCGCCATCAGCGTTGCTTGGTCGAGAGTGTTTAGTGTACGTTGGTTTTTGGTAGAACGTAGAACTACCTCTACAATAAATATTTGTTTCCTGGAAGGAAGGGCTATTTGCAAAATCAGGCAAATATACTTGTCCTAATTCTAGCACAAACAGCAGTTTTTTTCAAGTGTAAAGTTATCCACAAGAATAGCAATATTGGTATTGACAATAATATAGTTTTGTGCTAATATGTATATGCACTACAAGATCCTGTATATATTTACTCCTTGGTCGGGCTGTAAATATTGGGACTCCGTAATAGGGAAGACCAAACCGCTCCGTTTACTTCTTGCAAAATCAGGCAATCGGGGCGGTTTTTAATTGACAAAACCCTTGTAGTCTGATACAATATAAGTACATGTTAGATCATCGAGAATTTTACGTAGATTCTTGAAATATAAAATAAAAAGAGAACAATATGGCAAATCCATTTAAGAAAAACAAGACTCCAGCAGATCACGGAGCTCTACCACACAACACAAATGACTCACTTCAGCGAATCATAGAGTCAAACGACGAAGCTAATAACCCTACGGTTCAGGGTGAAGTTGACCGTAGCACAGTTTTAGACCGCAAAAAGGGTGAAACCCAGGCTGAATACAACGAGCGAGTACCTATTGGCAACCAACCAGTACAACCTGCTCCGACTACAAGCTACCTCGGCGAAAAACTTTAGGTAACAGCCATGTTTAGGCTTGTTAAAACTGCCCGAACTGGTTTTAAGGCCACATTCCAGCGAACTGCCAAGAAACTGCTTGACACAAAAATGCTAAGAAGTGGCCGCCTCCCTATGGGAGTAGCCCCGGAACCCCCAGTAGTCTACAGAGATCAGGAGGATTCCAGGCAGAGAGACGGAGAAACACTTGAAGAATACCAAGTGAGAGTACCTTTAAGCTTTAGACCGACAGCCGACACCCCCAAACTTAATTATTTAGGAAAACCTTATGGGCCATCTGACGATACGATCCAATAAACCTTCTCATATCCAGGAGTTCGTTAAAAGAAACGATCCTAGTAAACTGAGATCTACGGCCGGTGAATCGTTAAAAGGGTACCAGGCTGCAAACGGTGGTACTGGTGACACATTCTATGACCTTGAACAGGGATGGATTAGGTCGCTCGGATACAACACCTACGATCTATTCATGGACGCCATAGGTTACGCTGTTGGCGGCCTAAAGGAAAGAATCCGCCGGTTCTTGCTTGAGTACACATTCGGCGTCTCTACAGACTTCTTCTTACTACTTGAGAATGGTGACGACTTCTTACTCGAAAACGGCGATCAACTAATACTAGGATAAGCTCTGAGGAGCACAAGCAAAAATGGCAGACAGAAAACTCTCAGCATCAACCGAAATAACCACACCAGACGACTCTGACTTAGCGTTGATTGTCGACGTTTCAGACACTACTGACGCCGGTTCAGGAACAAACAAGAAGCTCACTTGGGCAAACCTTAAGGGCACACTTAAAACATATTACGACAAGCTTTACGGCACTAGCAAAATTACGCCAAGAGTAACTGAAATGAACGCCACCGCTTCGAGTGCGACATCCTTAGTGACGTATGCCGAAAGAACAGCAGTAGACTTTGATTATTGGGCTGACGGTTTAATCGGTATTAAGTGGGACGGTACAAAACTTGTTGGTTTTGCCGCGAACTCCGTTGATCCCGCCGTTTGGGAGATTGATCCTACTGGAGACTTCCTAGACACTGCTATTGATGCAAACTACTCGATAACAGACATAATTGATCCTAATACTAACTATGCCGCAGGTGGCCCGATACTTGATCTTGATGGCATGGATTCGATCATGTTCTACCACGGAGAGGAATCTAACGGCTCATACTACTACTCACATCTTGGCATCGCAGCTTTCAGATCAGGGGTGCTTGAGGATTGTGGCAAAATTATAACTCCAGGAATCCCTAAAGCCTCAGCAACATGGAACGCAGAAATGGGTGGCGCGCCTTACGTCATCAGTGGCGAATATATATATGTCTTTTTCGCTGATCTCTTGCCGGGCATGAACTATATTTTACAGTCTGTCGCTAGGTGTAAGCTTTCAGATCTGAAAACAGCAATTAACGCTGGCAACACTGTCCCTGAGTTCCAGAAGTGGTACAACGGCTCATGGAGTCAGCCAGGAATTGGCGGACTATCATCAGAGATATGGGCAAACCCATCAGACTTTATTAGGTGGGCAGATGTTATATACCTTGAAGCTTTCGACACATACATGGGCGTGTATTCATTTAACGATAGTGGTTGGAACTTCGGAATACGATTCTCTAAGAACCTCACAGATTGGACAGATGAACAGATACTGCTAGACACCCCAAACACAACAGCAGAAATGATCTATGTTTCACTATCAGCCCCGCTAGTAGCTAGTGCAGACTTCGATCAAAGGGTTGTACCTGGTGGAACTGTTGATCTGTACTATACAAGCTCAGTCGCGGCCTATACAGGTGGTGATAGATGGTCAGACGCAACTCTTTCAAAGCGAACAATCACCATATCAGAAACAATATATGGCAAGAGAATATTCAGAAACGGCGTGTGGCTAGAAAACGCAAGTGGTCAGATATACGAAGTCTATGACAACGATTCTGGCTCATTTGGTGTATATGATCACACTGGTGATAAGAGCTTTATTGACATCCAAAGCAGCACTGTTCAGGGATTGCTATGGGCATCTGGTTCAAACGTAACATCTGCCGCGAGATGGTCGTTCGCTGGTGGTATGCAATCAGACTTTGATACTGATGGATTGATTTCAGACTTTACATTCGGCGGCAAGCCATACACCGGTTGGTTCACAGAGAAGACAGACACCAGTCCGAATCTGGTAATGGGTGATGCAACTCTAGCTTTTGGCGCAGGTGGCACATCATCAGTCGATGTCATAGTAAACAGAACTGGCGCAAATGTTTTAGCTATGGGCTCTGGGGATAAGCTTCAACAAAACGCAGCACCAACCACTGGTGATGATTTAGTAAACAAAACATATGCAGACACTAAGATTGCAGGAGATGGAACAATAACTAATATTGTAAAGGTAACTCAGGCGGCATACGATGCACTTTCGCCACCTGTTTCAACAACACTTTACATAGTGGAGGGATAAATGGCACTTAATGGCGGAGACGGATTAGTATATTTAGGAGAGACTTTGATCGCTGGAGAAACGCGACCACCGTATATGTCCACTCTAGGAACTATTACTAACACCAAGACAGTCGCGGCTGCAGCTCATGCTCAAGACCCAGCATCACCCGTCCAGGTTGTTGCATCAACTGCAGAGGACTATCACTGGCTATGGGTGGGTCTGAACGCAGCAACAGGCGGAAACGCCCTTAACGGTTCGTGTTTATTAGAGGTTTGGTTTGGCGGTTCTGGCTCAGAAGTGTTGCAAGCTACTTTCCAAATAGGCTACAGAAACGGATCGGCAACAATTGTTCACCCAGTCGTTTCGTGCCCATTCTATATCCCGGCCGGGACGAGAGTTTCATATACTACTAGATCTGGTAGAACAGGACAATCAATATCCCTCAAGACTAACTTTGGTCTTTGTGACTCACCAATAAGAGATCAACCAGTAACATCCTCTATCGACACATCTGCATCAAGGGGAATAGTCCCAGATAACTCAACATCAGCAAACACATGGGGCGCATGGACTGAAATATTTGCTTCAACATCAGTCGATATGCAAGGATTCCATGTCACAATAGGTCTGAATAATCAAAGCACAGTAGGCACCGCTTTTGTTGGTAGGATCGAGCTAGGTATTGGTGCAAGCAGCTCCGAGGTGTCAATGGACAAAGAGTTTAGGTTTGATGTAGTAAACACAGAGGTTATATTCTTTAACCCAGAGGGGTACTTCTACATAAATAAAGTTGTTCCAGCCGGTTCTAGAATAGTCGCAAGATGGCAACACTCAATTGCAACTGCAAATGATATTGATGTTGTAGTTAGCGGAATACCACTATAAATAGCTAAACATTAGCATCAAACGCTCAGAGAGGCCCCACAAGGGCCTTTTTAGTTTATTATGAGGTTAAGTACGTATTTAATGAAAAAACCCCGTACACGTCGTTACAGACGCTTGAAACAAGGTTTCTATACAGGGGCTTATATTGAGTCAGAATTTATTTTAGAATATTTTTGGGGGGTCTATTTTATCAGGAGTCCCTTAAATAGGGGGTAATCATGTGTATGTGGGGGGGTGTGTTTTTCTACTCTAGTGCGATGGTACCAAACGAATCGGGGGGGTATGGGGGTTTCTGGTGGCCAAAAATAAATATATACGTTTCAACCTCCACCCCGAGAAAGTCGTGTCGCACAATGTATCTTGTACGCACCAATGTACTATGTTATACTATCAACCTCGGCTGGTGTCAAGTAGTGATTGCCTAGCTTCACCCCTGTTAGATCCAACTTTACTTCAACTGTCTTATTAATTGTTTCATTATGCTGGACTGCCTTACCTTCAACGCGGTCGATGATTGATTCTGAGGCTTTGAATGCAACTTGCTCGTTGTCACTATCGACTAATTCCACTATACGTCGCTTTGCCTTCCCTACTGCTGACGCTTTATAGATACTATACTTAGTACTTTTTAATAGTTTATTAGCATTAACATTAGCTGTCGCTTTGTTATTAGTCTTATGTGTCTTTATATACGCTTCCTGTTGTGTTATCTTAGGGTTATTGATAACCTCATCATAGAATTCTTTGGTCTTGGGCTTTATACGTAATTCTTTAGCTACTTGTTGCTTTTTCTCTTCTGCTGTTATTGCCGGCGCGTTGCCAGCCTTCCGGTTCTTGCCACGGTCGGCGCGTTGATTGTTCTTAACTGTCATTGTTTGTTTTTCTCTTCTTGTTACCTACATTATACCACACTTTGACCCCTGATACAAGCTTACTTTTCCACAAGTCATAGTTGACAGGTTTTTTTATTCGTGCTAGTATTCAATCAACTTAATGCAACAGGCACTAGTCCAAAGCGAAACGCGAGACAGAGCCGACCCGCACTAAGCAACAAGATCACTAAGCTAAACGAAAGCAGGTCAAATGTATAAACTATACAATCTACTGACAAACGAAGTAATAGACCAGAACGAGGAAATTACACCGTTGTTTGTCAAACTTGAGCATTACCAAGTAATAATCAAGGGTAAAAAGCAAGAAATAGTAGCAGGAAAGCCAGCAAATATGTTGGATGTGATGAATCGTGAGAACGCTCACACATTACCTAAACTGCAAGAAGTATATATTTAACTAAGCAACAGGAGAACAAAGCAATGTCAGCATATATAGTAGAAAACGACCACATCAACGTAATTGTCAGTTGGTTTGATGATTACCGCAAGGACAATCAACTGTGGTACTCAGTAAACGGTAACTATGGTTACATGGACAAAGAAACAATGCCATTAGTGGCGCAAGTGTTACATTCTGAGAACGTAAGAAGCGTAAACAATCGCTATAACGATATGGAATCGGACGAGGTATATCAATTCAGATTCATATCAAACGCAAAAAAGGGTTTTGGACTGGCTGAAATAGCCGGCGCGATAGACTGCTTGGAATACCAGTCTTGTGAGTCTGATGACTATCACAGTACAGACGCGTATAAGATCATCACATCAATGCGTAAGCATTTGTTGAAACTAGTTCAAGATCAATTCGACTTTAACGCAATCGTTAAAATGCCGGAAGAGATAGCGCGAACCGGCTCAGGTTCAAACAATCAAACCGTTAAAACACAGGCCGAGGCCGATAAGATTAACAAGAGCTATAAAGGTTCACCATTTGAGGGCGAAATTGACACGTGGGCAATCACTGAAGCCGAAGAAGCCCGAAGGCTCAAAGAGTACGGCGCGACTAACTGGTATGATTGGTCTTGTTTACACTGGGGCACTAAGTGGAATGCCTACACTGTGCAAGTACTAAAGCTAGCAGAAAACGAGATCCATGTGCAGTTTGATTCAGCATGGAGTCCACCGGTTGAAATATTTGACAAATTAGCAGAAATGTTTGAGGATGTCAGCATGGTGTCAATAGACGAAGACTCAAGCGTTGAGCCGTATGAGTTTGGAGACACTGAAAACTTCTACGTAACTAGAACACTAGAATTTGGAGAATGGTAAAATGTACCAAACAACAACTCAAGAACTATTGGAAGAACAAATTTTGTCAATCATTGACAGTGCAAGCGAGATGTCTCAATCAGACACTCAGGGAGTTGTCCAAGCGTTGGCCATGCAGTATGAGCTAATCGAAGCTATTGAGAAACCCAAAGCAATGGTTTGTGAAGACTGTGACAACGCATATAAAATTAATGATGGCCGTTATTGGCACCTTGAAGCCGGCGTATGGCTTTGCGATGACTGCTACGGCGACAGAGAGGAAGACGATGAGTAAAACTACAATATTTATAGGACTGACGATTGTGTACTGTTCAGCCCTGTTACTACTAATGCCAAATAAAGATACAGAGATCAGAGAAGCGATTGAAAACCGAAGTCCATCGTATACCACAATCGAGGTCAAACCGACTAAGAATTACGAAGACCATTTACAGATGACAGCAGATGCGCGAGTGGTCAAGATTCAACGCACTGTCAGCGGATATACACTACAGGATGCCAGATGAGTACGATAATAGTAATAGTATTACTCATACTGGTGTTCGGGGATAAAAAGCCAGCTAAACGAAAGGCAAAAAATGGCAAAATCATATAACAAAGTAATCATAATGGGAAATCTCACACGAGATCCAGAGATTAGAGAGACACCAAGTGGGCAGAATGTTGTAAGCTTTAGCCTAGCACTTAACCGCTCCTATAAGGATGGTCAAGACCAGTGGCAAGAAACTACTGACTTCATCGACGTAACGGCATGGGGCAGACTAGCAGATCAAGTATCGCAACGCCTAAATAAGGGCAACCGCGCTATGGTGGATGGCCGGTTGCAGTCACGAGAATGGGAGAAGGACGGAGTCAAAAGGACTAAGGTGGAAGTTCTAGCAACTGATGTAACGTTCTTGGATGTCAACTATAACACACAAGATGATGGGATGTTGACACCTGAAGAGGAAGATGCCATAGTATAAGGTTGAGTTCAGAGGGGTCTTATCCACAGTCGTTTCATAAT